CTTGTAACGGGGGCTTCGTCATCGTCATCGTCATCATCCTCATCTTTTTCGACAGTCTTTTTTCCACGCTTTGGCTTATCCTCATCCTGATCATCGGAAGTGGTGGCAGATTTTTTACCCCTTGGTTTATCATCATCCTCTGTAACATCTTCCGTGTCCAACTCAAAAAACTTTGCTTCCAACTCTTCATAAGACAAAATGGTTAAAAGTTCATCCAGCTTTGGGATTTGATCTAATACGGACTCTTTGTAAGGCTTTTTACGATCAATGACTGTAATTTTCTTCGCCTCGGCAAAAGGTTTGCTATTTCCAATTGTTTCCGATGAGAAACGGATTTTCAGGGATACCCCTTCCTCTAAATCCATGAAATCTTCCGGTACGGATTCTTCTCTCAATTCTTCATCCAAAAGTTTCTGAAACATGGCATTGGAAATGTCAAATACGTAGAATTTTCCAGCTTCATATTTGTCAGAATCCAAAGGATTAACTACATACAAATAACGGTCTGACGGGCGCAAAGCACCTAATTCATCCTTGTCGGCTCCTTCTTTACCACGTTTTACTTTGTATTCACAAATCGGGCATTTCTTTCCAAATGTTTGGAGACAAACCACCGAATCATTTTTTGCACCTACATTTCTGTGCGCTTTGAACGGCAAACGATACCAAAGTGACCCCGGAACAGCAATATCCTCTTCAGCATATTTGTCAGGATGATTTTTACTGGTAACTTCGTATGGAAGGAAGTCCAGTGTTACTGTTTTTCCTGGAACAGGAAGGAATACGTTTACACCTTGTGTCAATTTTAAATAACCGTAGCTAAATGCTTGTGTGGCTTTCCTTTCGGAAGCACCCATCACCTTACCCTTGAAACTGCTCTTTGTTTTTTTCATTTTCTCTTTCAATTTTAGATAAATAACCTTTCAACTTTTTATTCACGTACATTTCAATTTCAAAAATCCATGCTCTCATCACCAGTCTGGAAACAAAATAGATTACCAGAAGAAAACACCCTGCCCAAAATGTGAATTGAAGGGCATTAATTAGAATCATCATTAGCCTCCTTTCTTTTTCGTACCATACCTAATTTTATTTTTCTGTTCATTTCTTTTTGCTCCTCTTTCTTTTCCCATTCCCTGTTTATTTCCAATGGTAACTTTGGACCTGAAAAGTATTGCTGTCCGTATAGGCGAACAAGATTTTCCAAAGCTGATTTTCTGTGTTCAAAAGCATTTACGGCTCCTTGTGCCATGTCGGATTCATATTTAGCTTCCAGATATTCCGTGTATGCTTGTTGATAGCCTTTTTCTTTTAATACGGCATTGGCAACTACTGTTTCTGTCATCTTTTCAATTCCGTATTTGTCTGGATTAGTACGAATCATTTTATCGGCTTCAGCCTTGGCAACGTCAAGCGATTGTCTTGCCTCTTCCAGTTCTTTTCTTCTTCTTGCTGAATTTTGTGTGTAACGCATCATCAATGCTGGTTGATGGAGCCATTCCAAATCCAATGATTCACCGTCTATTACAATATCTTTTTCGTAATTCATTTTTATTTGTTTAAAAGGGTTATTAATTTCTCTTCAAGCCAGTTCACGTATTCAAATCTTTCAGCAATTGGTGATTCCATTACTTTTAGTGTTGTCACTTTCGGATCGGAACAAGTCCAATTTTTTATATCACCGGGATATTTCCCCGTTTCTTCTTTGTAAAGAAGTTTTAAATCGTAAGAATTTTTTGTCATTCTGATTTGTTTTAGAAAAGCAGAGTGGGCTTTTTTGAATATTACGGATGGACTTTTACTAAGAACGTACCCACCCTGCTTTAAGTTTTTATATTATACGATTAATTTTTATTTATCAAATAACAAGCCAACGTGAGTGCTGGAAAGCCTGAGTTGTAAAATGGTTCTATAAAATGTTCCAGAACCATTCCGGCTTGTGTATTATCCGATTTTAGTAAAATCGCCTGACAGTATCCCATTACGACCCTTCTTATATCCTCCGGTTCTTGTTCCTTCAGGGAAGCTAAAATACCGGAAACCTCTTTCCAACTAGCCCTTTTAATCAGTGCCCTGCACAAATCAATTGCCTGAGATTGAACTGCTGCTGTTTGTTTTGCAATGGAAAGTCTTTTTTCCGGTGAAGCGTTCAGCACTTGTTCCAGTATCTGCAAAGCATTTCTGGGATGACCCTGACTGTCTTGAATGATTTGTGTGTAAACTTCATCATCCAAAGTTTCCTGTTCCCCACGAACTACTTTTTTAAGAAGTCCGTGCATCACAGAATCGGAAAGCGGTTTTACCTGAAATTCGATACATCGTCCCTTAATTGCTGCAATTAACTTTTGAGGATCGGTCGTACACAAAATAAAGTAAACATGACTTGGAGTATCTTCCAGTATTTTCAAAAGTGCGTTTTGTGCATCATTCGTTAGTTTGTGTGTTTCATCAAGAATCCATACCCGGCAGTCACCTTCGATTGGTTTATAATTACTGTTTTTCCTGATTTCCCTGATGGAATCAATTCCACGAAAATCAGCCGAATCTATTTCTTTCAGGTCAGAACCTACACAATTTAAACGATTAGCAATGATCCGTGCCAAGGTCGTTTTTCCACAACCTGTTGCCCCATGAAGTAAAAATACATGAGGACAAGTGTCCGGTTTGGAAAGCATGGATTCCAAAGTATTTACTATTTCCGAATTGCCCTTCACAGCTTCTAAAGAGGAAGGGCGATATTTTAAGTAAAGACTCATTAGTAAGTTGTACCTAGGTCATCATCATTTGTACTTTCCAACACCCAATTTAACGTTACCTTTTGTGTTTCAAGAACATCAATTGATTCTGTTAATGATTCCAAGGATTCATATTTTATGGAAAGATCATTTTCAATTTCCTTTAATTTGCTTTGTATTACCGTTACGTGTTTCATTTGTTTTCAATTTTAATTATTACTTTAGAAACTAATACTTGTTTTTTTCCTTCAACATTGCTGACATCAATTAAATCAATGTCAACATCCCTAATCTTTACTCCGTGTTTTTCCTGAAATTCTACAATCGGTTGGTTTATTAACAGCCGTAAATGTTTTTGTAAATTACTAAATGCGTTTTCAAACGTGGGTTCACTCATTGTCTTTGTTTTTTGAAGGTTTCTTTTTTCTTGTTAATTTTACTATTGATTGTAATGCCCAATTCGGATACCCAAGGAAATTTGGTTTAGCATCCGTTTTACATGGTCGGTCAATTCTTCCTTTCACTAAAGTATAAATGTGCCCGTTGATAATCAAATCTTTTGTCTCCCGGCAATCTCTCCTTTTCATAGTCGTAATCTGTTTAGGAAATACTGATATTATTTAGCTTTTATTTTGTTTGCCCATGAACCATCAATTTCATACTTTTCCATGTCCACTTTTATTGGAACTATTATCCATTTCCAGACGTTTGGTAAATCCTCACAAATTATTTTATAAACTACTTGTTCAAGATGGGAAAGTTCCTGTGGATAAACGTCCAGTACTATTGAATCGTGAATCTGCCCGATGATACGGGAACGTAGTTTGTTTTTAATTATAAAGGCATCCAATTGAATCAACGACCATAAAAGGCAATGGAATGCAGCTCCCTGCACCGGGTAGTTTGTAACGTCGTTTTTACTCATTACACCGAATGCCCGAAATCCGGTAAGAAAATCAATAAATCCTGTTTTTTGATACTGGAAATACCAGTCATCCTTCCACTCAGCATATTTGTAAAAACGATTTCCCCAGAAGTCCGATTCAATAGCTTTTACATGGTCAGTAAATTGATCAAATGTTTTTATTCCTTTTGAAATCAGGTGATCGGAAATAAAAGAATTATTTGGCATAGAAACACCCTGTCCTGGTTTCCATCTACTTTGTGGGAGTTTACACCACTTCTTTGCCATATTAACAGCACAATTCTTAAAATAGTCCCCGTAAAACTGTGGAAAAATGAAACCATTCTTTGAGGCTTGTCGTAGATGATAA